CTCCTCCTCCCCTCTGCTTTCCAGCAGAGGGGTGGGGAGAGAGTTTCACCTCACCAACCCCCCAGTGAAACACTGGGTGGAACCCTTCTGGGGTTCCCACTTCGGTGAGGGCACGGTAATACTATTACCATGCTCAGATAAACAACTGTTCTTTACAAATAGTCGTGGTTTTTATACTGCGACCATAAGTGAGATCAGGAAACCTTATCTCTTGCTCAAGAAGGAAGTCTAGACTGTTGTAAATTAAACAGGTATGGAAATTCCTTAGGATCGGCCATGGTAAGCCTTCTCCTAATATCATCTTGTTCAAGCATGAACAATTTGATTTTCTTGGTGAGATTCACTTGGGATCGGGCCTTAATATCTTTCTTCCTTTCATGTAATAATGAAGTTGGATCAAGTATTAAGGGAGCGCGGGCCATACGGATAACTTCTTCATCCGTGTAGTCCCTCTCTTTGAGACCTTGGATTTTGTCCTTGGCCTCTTTATAGAGTGGAGTAACTACTGCTATGGGAGCAATAGAATTTCTCCAACGCTCGGGGTGAGAAGATAGTGAGGTTCCACCGGGACCCGGAAGATCTTTCATAATTTCTTGAAGTTTCTTCTGGGTATCCCTTAGGGCCTTAAGGTCTTCCTCTAAGGATGCAGCCCAAAGGGTTGCTATGCTTTGTCTTAGGAAAGTGTTAAATCTTTCCTCTGATCAATTGCAACTCCCTGTGAGAAAAAGGCTATTCCTTTGACGGAATATTGCTCATCGGACTCTACGTTCCTCTTCTGAGGTTAGTAGTACCGATGTCTCATAGAGACGTCTTGCGTAGCGAGACGGCATCCCTTGCATCCTTAGAAGACTTGAGAAGACTCTGGGGGCCACTAGTTCATTGGTTCGTCCTACCCGGTTAAGCGCTTCATCCATTTCTGGAAGAAGCTGTCACCAGGCAGTACTTGCCGTCAAGAATCCTTTTATGGGGATTCCTGATACTTCGGTGCCCCGCAGATATCAGCGCTTCGCAAATTCAAACATGTCTGTCGATATGTGAGTCTTGGGTTGGGAAATGGAAACTCCTAACTCTTCGATCAATCCCTGATACTCCTTTGCAAGGGTATCATGGGATATCACGATATCATCACCGAGAATCTGATAGTAAGGATTCACGGATGGTATGCCACACCGTCTTCCGGCGATGTGGATGAGGACATGGTGAGAAAGTGTGAAAACCGCTCAGGAGCTGTAGGCACCCATAGGTTGCCCTGCTGCATAAATAGCAGGATCGCTTCATGGGTTGGAG